AAAGAGACAACTACCTGTCCGTTCCTGTCTGTAAATTTAACTGCATTCGTTAAAAGATTTGAAAGGACTGAATTAATCATATTTTCATCGGCGAATATTTTTCCGTCCTCCTCGCCGTTATATACTGTTTTCCGTTATTATTTGAGAAATTACTATTACCATTATTTTGTTTTTTGCACAAAAACAAAGGGTATTACCCACGCTATTTGAGAAAATGACACTTTTTTATGTTTACTAAAAATTATTATTTTGTTTTTAAGCTGAAATCTAAGGATGATACTGGATATTTTGACACTTTTGACACCTGCTTTTTGCGGTGTCAATTGTCATTTTGTCATAGAATACTATTTGCGTTTATGTTTACCCTTTTTCAGGTCTTTTACTTGAGGTAGGAGTTCAGTATAACGGTCAACAAAAGTGCGGAGTTGCTCATTCTCCTCTTTAAGTTCTCGTTTCTCCTCCTCAAGCTTTTTATAATCAATATCACATGGTAATTCTCCTTTGATTAAGTAATCAAGACTAACCTTAAAATAATCTGCTATCCTAATTAAATATTCTAATCTCCACTCGCTCTGTTCGTTTAGCATCTTATAATAACTTGATTTTGGGATAGTTAATATCTCTCTCAGCCTAAAAACAGTCACATTATGTTGTTCACAGAGCGAATTAATTCTTGATGTAATATTATTAGTTCCCATAAGATACTTTTCTCTTGACAAAGTCCCCAATGGGGACTATATTTGTGTAAGCTAATTCACTATTACTACAAAGAGGTACGGATGTCATACATTCAAAAAAACAGGAATTTGTTTAATCAAGCAGAAATAGCCCGTGAGCTTGGATGCTCAACATCCAACGTAAATATGGCTATAACCGGTTACAGGAAAGGGCCGGCTCAAAAGAAGCTTTTAGTCAAAATTGAGAAGCTGTTGCTCTCGAAGTTTTCCAAAGCCGCATAGCCACCCTGTAAAATATATGCCGTACTTCTATAACAAAAATAATATAGAACAATAGGATATGCGAGTAAAAAATAAGGAATAATTTTTAATGGAAAATAGAACAGTCCGGGACGTAATAAAGGAAATGGTTATTAACAAAAATCAGACGGTTGCCGAACTTGCTGATATGCTTGGCTGCTCTGATAATAGTTTGTACAGATACGGATTAGACGGAGAATCAGGAACCGATATGCCGGTTTCCAAAGTGATACCGCTTACCCACGCAACACGCAACCTTGCATTAATTAAACATCTTGCAAATAGCTGCGGGTGCATTGTTATTAAAATACCTTTCAAATCAACCAGGCAGAACAAACTTCAAGTTGCTCAAGAATATCAATCGGCGATAGCGGATTATGATAAAATCAAAAGCGGTCTGCAAGAGTTATTGGATCATTGTTTGGAAAACATAATTCAAAACGAACAAACGGAGATGACTTTTTGAGTGAAGATAAAATCTGCGAGGAATTATTTCAAGACGAACGCAATAAGGAAGAATTATTAAGGATGAAGGTTAGGGCAGGCATTACAGATATATATGTGTTAGGAGAAGAAATTATTGATGGTAGGAAAAAATATCTTGCGGAATTTATAATCGAAGGTGAATACAATAGGCTCGTATCCAAAAGGGAAATCACTAAAAAGCAGCTCACAAAAATCGCATCCATCTTAAGAGGTGAAAATGACACCTAAAGAATATTCTGAAAATTATAACATTGGATTACGTCGTGTTTATAGAATGATAGACCGCGAAGAATTACAAACTTATGTTGATAGCTTGGGAGCTCTACAAATTATCGTTGATATAAAGAACAATTACTCTAAACTCTCGCAACCACAGAAAGACTATAACATAAAACAAGCCAACGAACGTCTTGGCGAGATGATATTAATCGGTTACAACACTCCGACAGCGGGACTAATGAGACAGATTGAACCGATCATCCGACAATATCAGGCGCTTGGAATTACTTTCAAAGGTAAAAAGTGCGCCGGGGAAAACTGGGAAACGAAAGAACATAATAAATATGATATAGTTGGTTATGATTACAGATCGGTTGATAGAAACAAAAAAAGAAGTAAAACAAAAAGCGATCGGAAAACGCGCAGCGATAAACATTTTTACCGCGATGAAAATGTAAATAAAGTTTTGTACAGCCACATCCTTCCTCTTGCGGCATATATTTATTTGAACAGCGCGAAGGCGAACATTCTAAGAACGCTTGACCAAATGATTGATTACTCCAAGACGGATGAAAACTTCTATGAGATAGCCGCGATAAATGAGAAAACATTATATAGAGTTCTTACCCAGGAATTTGCCGCTCTTGGTTTGGAAGAAAAACACGAATTGCTTAACCACTATAATAAATGGTTTGTAAAGAAAACATACTGCACAGGCGCATTCACGGATGATATTCCTTTCGGAACCATTTTGATGGACGATAACAAGCGCAACGTTGCCTCGGCATGGGTTTATAATTCAATCACACGCAAGAACGAACTGAAGCAAATTAAAAGCTGGAATGCAATTGAAAGCCGTACCGGAAAATATCTATCATTCAAAAATGATGTAAAAGATTTTAAAGCGGATGACACAATTGAATTGCTTGTAAAAGCTCTCCAGGTAATGGGCTGCACTAAAGTAATAGTTGATAACGGAATTGCATCTTCAAAAGAGTTCCAGAATTTTGTAACCAACCTGAATTATGCATTAAGAGAAATTTACGGTTTGAATGCCTACCAGTTGGAATATGAAATTGCGAAGCCGTATCACCCCACGGATAAATCGCCGATTGAAAGATCATTTGGAATTACAAAAGACGAGCTTGATGTTGATTTCAAAAACTTTGTAGGCGATAATCACAAAGAGGAAGGCATACATAAAACAAATTCTCTAACACCCGATCAGGCGGATTATACTTTTGCTGATTACAATAAAAAATATGAACAATATATTTACGGCTGGTACGAAACTCGTACACGCACATTAACAATCGACGGGATGAAGAAAAGGACTTGCATACGCGATTACTTTGATGAGTTATTTCAAACATTTGATTACAAACCGATACCGGAACGCGCCTTACGTTATGCTTTGCAGAAACAAAAAGATTACACTTTCAAAGGCCGCTTCTATCTCAACATCGAAGGTTATCAGAGTGATTTTATTCCGGTAGATTTTGGAACCGAGTCCTTGCCTTCGAGCTTTATTAACCGCCGCTACAAAATACTTTACAACCCGGCAAATTTGAACGAAGTGGATCTCTACACAGCCGAATCATTCATCGATAAAATTCACGGCATCTATTACGAAGCCGGTCAATTTGTTTGCACGCTTCAATCTGTGCGCGAACTCGGTACAGAGAAACAAAAACTTGTTGCAATTCATAACTCATCGAGGCAGAAAGAAGCCCGCAAGCTTGCGCTTAAACTTTTACCGATTGATGTAATGGCATCAATAAATGAAGCCGGCAAAGTTGAAGACACTCCAAAGAAAGTACAAAAGGAAATTGCGAGAATAATAAACGATGAAATGCCGCTTGAAAAAATTGCGGTTGAAGCTTCAGAAAAAATTGAGCAAAAGAACCACACGTTTTCAATAGAGGAATTGGATGAAATAATTAACGAAAAAGAACCCGGCTATTTTGCCGGAACAGAGGAGGAATAAAATGGCTAAACAAGAACTATCAACAGTAACAGTCGAAGATCTTCTCGACGAGAACGAGCTGCCTGAAAATTTTGAAGACTTACCGGCACGGAAGCAAAAAGAAATTATTATCAACACAGTGCTTTCCGTTTACAAGGAAGCTTTGGACTGCATGAGTTTTGAACAGAAAGCAAAAGCTGCTCAGAAAAAATTATCCAACGAAATTAAAAACAGTCCGGCTGCCGTAAAACTTGCCGCACTCAAAAAAGATACGAGAAGAAACGATGCACAAATTAAACAGCTGCTCAACCGTTACGACGGGATGAAGCAATTAGCAAAAGCGCTTGGTATTTCGGAAAAGAATTTTTCTCAAATAAAGATGATAGAAGGATAAATGAGTTTAAGCATTAAGCCCGGAGATCGTTACGGACGCTTAGTTGTTGTTATGGAATGTGCACCGCGAAAAACCTTAAGCCGTCGTTTTGTGAGATATTTTTCTTGCCGTTGCGATTGTGGGAAGATAGTAAATGTAAGACTCGAATCTCTTCGGAATAGTGACACCAAAAGCTGCGGTTGCTTAAAAAAACAAATGAACAAAAAGATGAAGCTGTTTTGGACACAATATAGAAAGGAGAAGCAACAATGAAGAAATATTTGAATTATATAGCGTGGTGTTTTGTCCCAAAGAACAAATTGGACGATGCAATAACTTCTTATTTCAAAAATATTGATAGAAAAATCATAAAAGAGGAATTGCTTGAAGAATATAAAAATAATATCCTCAATGATGTTGCGAAACTAAATGCTGAATATCCAAGATGCACACCGAAAGAAGTTAAATTTAGAAGCATACACTTTAGCGAGGATATTGCTCTCGACGGTTTATGTGTAATAGAATTTAAATTACTTGTCGGTAATGAAAGTGAGGTGAAGTCATGAATTGTAATTGTTTGGAGATAATAGAAGGAAAAATGTGTACACGGTTTAACGAACAGAATAGATATGGGAAAAATTCTGTCGTTAAGGTTTCGATTAACGAAAAAGCATTGATGTTTTCTGACGATTTATCACAATCACAAATTAAAACCTACAGTACGATAAAAATAGAACTTAGCAATGGGAAAAAGAAGAATGAGGATTTATTGCATTCGTACTGCCCTTGGTGTGGAAAAAAGATTGAAAATGAAAATGCCGAGACTATCAAACAAGAAACTGAATCAAGTGAGGTGAAACCATGATTAGACCAATAATCCCGAACCAAAAAATCCTTTATATGAAAGCACAGATATTGAAAGAGTTGGACAAAAATATTATGGTAAAAGGCGCAGGCAGTTTCACATCGAGCCATGAAACTTTAGGATGTGTAACGGAAGAATATAAAGAACTAACCGATGCCGTTCACTCCAAGGACATGAAAAAAATAGAGGAAGAATTGTTGGATATTATCGGCGCGGCGGCGTGGGGTTTAGCTTCGTTATATAACAAAACACTCAATTGGTAAAATGGAGTTGAGTAAACAATGGCTAAGAAGAAAAAGAAAATTGTGCATTTAATTAATCCTGAAAGCGAGCATCAAAAGTTTATCACGCTTTGCGGCTTTGGAATTGAGAAAGTAAAACATTCAGGAAGGATTATTGATCTAAAAGCAATTGAATCGGAAAGTACTAATAGAGCTTGCCACAAATGCAAATACATCTTAAGAAACCAAACAGCATCATTCAAAGAAAAGGTGCAGCATGGCAAATAAAATATTTCAAAAAGACCAACCAGTTGTTTATGCGAACGGAATTTACATTGTGCTTTACAGCAATCATACGACTACAAAGCTTATAGGCAAAGAAGAAAAAATAAAACGGTTTGAGTTTACTAACCCGGAAACTGGCGAACGCGAGAGCATTGAAACAAATACAATTTACTGCGAGACTGACAGTATGTTTTTGAAGGAATTGAAGAAAGATTTTGAGCAAAGCACAGAGATAAAAATAGAGGGACAACATGACACGATACATTGATCTCAATATAAAAAAGAGCAACAACGCCATTGAGCTAATGACAGAAAATCTTTTACTCAACACGAATATACCGCACGTTGATTTAAATAAAAAACCGGCTGAAACCAAAGCTTATAAAGAGAGATCGAGTTTTGCAAACATGAGTCCCGAGCAGAGAGAATATATTATTTCTCATTTAAAAGAACTGAGAGAAGCAATGGATGTTTGTGAAAAAAGAATAAGGGAATCGACAATAAAATATTATAGCGGGTTGATAAATGTACAGAGGTTTTAAAACATATCGTCATTTCCTAAATTATAAGCTGCATGCCCTCTCGGCTATAATTTGCGGGGATGATTATGTAATAGATGGGGAGCTCGCAGCCCGCGGGCTCTCGTCTGTAAAAGAACTGAGCAATCCGGAAGCGAAAGAGCTTGTAGAAAAATTTACTGCAACTGCAAAAAGAGTTTCGAACAATGTTGATGGTTTAAAAGCTGCCATTGGCGAAGGAAAAATAACCGACCGCCAGCGCGCTGCAATAATAAAAGTTGGAAAATATATTTTGAATTGGTCCAACGAATCGATATTCAGTTATATACTCGATACATGTCCGGCACACCGCAAACGCCTTTCTCTATGGGAAGTCCGAAACAGCAAGCTTAATAAACTCCTCGGGCTTCTCTCATCTAAAGATGCGGATGCGGTAATAAAGCGATTAGATCAAATACAAAAAAGGGACGCGGAGAATGCAGAAAGAGAAAAAACAAATGCAGAGAGCGAAGCAGAAATTGCCAACTCTGCATCAGGTTGTTGAGAAAGCGCGCAAATGCTACCCCGGGCTTAATACTGTTACAGCTTGCGAATATTATTCTCTCATACTTAACAAAATAATTTATTATGCCAAGCGCGAACACAGCGCCGAGACAGCCACTGCGGAATACAAACTGATAAACCTTTTAATCAACATCGGGAGTAACTGATAGAAATATCTCTCGCGGTTTTTATTATCTGTCTTTTATGCTCGGCTTTTACCGGTTCATGCATTACGGCTGCATATTTTATAAAGAAAACAATAATAAATCTTCAATCGGAATCGGCAGAAAAAATTAATGAAGCAATTGGAACAAATACAAAACGATCTTAGGAAACTAACTCGTGACGAGCTCGCTGCACTCGCGCTCGCGTTGATTAGTGAATTTTATCTTGCACAATGGCACGACCAAAAGGGAGAGATAATTCAATCACTAAAAGAATCCGCCTCGGCGGATAAATCAACAAAGGAGAAACAAAATGAAAGAAGCAACAGCAACAACACTTGAAAATGCCCCAAAGGTCGGCTCAAAACAATGGTGCGATTACAAAGCGAACGTCTGCCAGGAAGCGCTTAATCTTAAGAAGAAAATTGAAAAGTTACAGGCACGTTTCGGCGAGGTACAGGGACAATTAAAACTTATCTTCGCCGAAGATCCTAAACAATTCTTCTGCGAAGACGGTACAGTGGATCTGACGAAATCCAATTCTTACAGTATCGATGAATCAAAAATTTCGGAAGTAAAAGTTGTTTTATCTGATAACAATTTAGTAGTTGATGATTATATAAATCAAAAAACAAGCTGGGGCTTAACACCAAAGATGCGTTCGCTTATTAAGGATAGTGAAAACGTCATCGGTACTAAACTGAAACCGTTTGTAACCATCACTGAGTCTTCATCATTAACAATAAAAACTGCATAACAGCATGAGTGTACGTGAAGGATATTACTCCGAGCAGATTCGCAATAATGCATTTGCAAATGTTCATTTAAGCAAAAGGCAGCTTGAAGTATTAGAAGTAATTGAACGCTGGCAGCCGATTTGCAATGAAGATATTGCGGATCATCTCGGGGTACATCCTCATCAAGTAACACCGCGCACTTTGGAATTAAGAAAGCTTGGACTTGTACAATTTGCCGGGACAGGTAAAAGTAGATTGTCAAAAGTAGAATACAATTCCCGTCAGGATGTTTCGCTTTGGATGATCAACAAAGATTTGGAACAACCAAGTTTATTCTAAAAATATAGGGAGAAAAGATATGATTACAACAATACAGGAATGTGAAGGTTCTTTTTCAATAAACCTTACAGCCGAAAGTATGATGGAAGCTGCGCTTCTAACACGTATGGGTATGAACGCAGTTGGTAAAATAAGCTTTGAGACTGATGCTCGCAGAGATGGGATATTTTCTTCTCGCATTTGGGCAAAAAAATCTAAACGCGCATCTTCAACTATTGTTAAGAGGCGGTAATATGAAAGTTATAACACTTTGGCAACCGTGGGCGAGTTTCATCGAATTTGGCTGGAAAACAATTGAGACGAGAACACATGACAGATTCAAGAATTTAGTTGGTGAAACGATTGCGATACATGCAGGGCAGAAATGGGACGATGAGGCATATGAACTTGCAAAACCATATCTATTCCAAGATCAGTATCGTGACATTGATGTTATAAAAGAACGCTTCCTCAATGATAATCCAATAATACCTTGGTACAAAGGGAGTATCATTGCTACCGCGAAGATTGAAAAAGCTCATTGGCTATTATCGGGGTATTGGGTAATTGATGCTCAAGCGTTATGCAAATGCGATAATGATTTGTTCGGCTTATTTCTCACAGACATAAAACCGATTAAGCCAATCCCCGCGAAGGGCAAACAAGGAATATGGAATTACGAAGGTGAATTAATTTATTTGAGTGATACATGCCAATAGTAAAAGAACTATTCGAACTTTGGAGCGATGAACCGAAGATAAACCAAGCTGCGCGCATTATGGTTGGACGGTTTATAAAAGATTACGGCTACGAGGAAGTGAAGGAAGCTTTTATAATAGCGGCAACAAAAGAGCAGTTAAATTTATCTTATGTGCGCGGCATACTCCAGCGCCGGGCATCAACAAAAAAAATAAGTGAAGCAAAGAATAGAGAACAAAGTTGGCAGCGGGAAAAGAGCATCGAACAGAAAGAAAGCAGTGAAGAATTGTGCGGAGTTAACCTATCGGAAATATTCAACGAGCAGAATGCCGAAAGTAAAGAGCAAAAAGAAAAGCGGCACTCGGACAGGAAAAACTCGGATGAATATAAACGGGCGAAGGCAGATTTTGAAAGAGCAATTAAACAATAAACGGAAGGCGAATGAAAATTTCTGATGTTTCTAAATCAATTGGCAAATCCAAAACACACGTGTACCGAACTCTTAATGATGACAGTTACAACAAAAATGACTTTGGAAAAATTGTTACTCTTCTAAATTTTGAGGAAGAGACATTAACCAACATGTTTACGGATGAGCGTTTTCTTGAACTTTGCGAGGTCGGAATAAGTAAAGCAAGATCGCCTGTAATTCGGGACTTCTCGTCGAACTGTAAAGCTCTGCATCTTTATTTAAAAGGAAAGAAGAAATGATTTGCACAGAATGCGGACACGATGATTTTAACGTTATCAAAGTTTTCCGCAACCGGCGGCAATCAAAAGGTACATTCAAAGTTAACGATGATATTGACAGCCGCATTGTTATCTGCAAGCTTTGCGGAACGCGGTTCGTCACCGAGACAGAAATTAAAGCAAAAATTTTTAACAGAGAATATAAATTAGTTATCAAAGATGATCAGGGCGAATTCAATTTCAATGAGTTTATAGAATCCTCGCATCAGGAGAAAGAAGATTGAAACGCGAAGTTAAAGCTTTATTAGAATCGGTAATTAAGAAATATTTTATTGAGGGTAAGCCGGATAAAATAAGAACCGAAGGCGTTGAAGAAATCAAGCGTCTGCTTAAACGCTACGATGTTCCTTACGGTAAAATCAAATCGGAAATAAATCCGTTGATAAAAGAAATACAAGATGATCTTGGGAAACTTTTCCTGGATAAAAAACTCCGACCGATTGACGGGACAATTCAAAGAGAATTATTGAGAGTTGCAAAGAACGGACAGTTCGGAAAAAATGAGCGGCAGAAAAAAATTTACGGAATAATTGAAGATGTCCTTTCCGGTAATCCGGAAGATATTAATACTGCCCTGGTTAAAGGGTTGAGAAAAATAAAATTGGAAGAACGCTACATCGAAGCCGAAAAAGAAAACATGAAGCTTGCGCTTAATAATATAAAAAGAGCTCAGAATTTTATAAGCGGCGATGTAAAATATTTATGCTATGTTGGCCCGGAAACAGAGAGATCATTTTGTAAAGAACACTTAGATAAAGTTTACACGCTTGAGGAAGTACAAAAAATGGTTAACGATTTCGGGCAACCGGCATTAATCTATAACGGCGGTTACGGCCCATGCCGCCACAGATGGATAAATGTAATTGACAATGAAGTTGCAAAGAAAGAAATTGCGACACGATTAACTAAAAAACTATGAGTATAAAATGATACCAACAGATTTACAAAAAGCGATTAACTCTATTCAAACCTATGAGGAAACATACGAAGGATTGAGACCGGTAAAAGAACTTGATGGTGAATGGGTTAAGATAGAAGATGTTAATAATTTGCTAACGAAATATTTCACTTCAGCCACAATCACATTTGAAGATTACATGAAAAGCTCAATGCTTGATGCATCGGATGATGCTTACAAGGAAGCAAAAGATATATTCGATAAATATTTAGTTCTTCTATCTGATATAAATAAATGAATAAACTAATATTTGGTTTACTTAGAGATATTATTTCGGAGGGAAAATGTCCATTCTAATAATCATCGTGGGAATAATTATTACCGTTGTAATCATAGTCAGAAACAGAAATGCCAACTCGGATAAATCCGAAAGTGATCTTGACATCAGCGATCGAGCGGAAACTTTGTCCACAATATTAAAGACTGTTGGATACTCTATTGGTCTAATTGCAATTGCATACGCAGGGTATGTAGCATACGAATATGAGATGATTCTAACTTCTATCTTCTATGCTGTTGGCGCTGCGTTAACAACTCTTTTGTTCGTTGCGCTGGCAGAGATAATAACTTTGCTTTCAAGAATTTATGAGGCGGCAAATAAGAAGTAACCTGTTGTTATATTTTTTTGCTTTGTAAAATAACTTCTCCCAGGTCTTTAATAACAATATCTTTATATTCACCGCCGAGTTTATCCGCTAATATTTTCTGCTGGGCAGGGGTAATGCCGAGGAATTTCCAAAGCTTTCTTCCCCTGCCCGCCCCGGAAACATTCAACCAAAAAGCTTTCTGCGCCTGTTCCGGATCGTTGAAGCCAATGAACGCAGCGGAGTCCGTTACGGAAACAACTTTCATATCGCGAAGCATTTTTCCTTTCACGGTTAAAAATTTATCAGCCGCTCCGGGATAAACATACTGCTTGAATTTTTTATATCCTTGAATGAGAAAGCCAAACGTCCCGGTTCTTTTAGAATGGACTATTGAAGCGAGAGCGGGATTCTTCTTAAGTTTTTTATAGAGGGCTTCGTCGAAAGGACGGAAGAAAGGTCTTTCGGAATAAGCAAATCTATTGCCGTCGTAATCAATGCCTTTGCGAATGTTTTCTTCAATTTGGCCGAGAACATAAACACCGGCAACATCCAATAATTTTTTCATAAGCTAAAATTATTTGTTGGTTTAGCTTCCAATAATTCATCGGTTGATTGCGGAGGAGTAAAACCGATTCTTTTATAAACTTCAGATTTAATTAACGGGATACCGGCTTTAACAATAACATCAATTGCGGATGCGTTCGCTTCGAGATCTTGTTCCTCGGAAAGATTAAATAAAAACTTATGAGGAAGATTATCGATTGTCATTGTTGATTCCCAATTCAAACGAAAATCAATAAGTAAAAGTCTATTTATCAAATTTTCAACGCGGTTCATATCGCTATAAAAAATATCTGCGCTCATCATCTTCTGCACTTGGAGAGCTGCGCGGCTTCCTGCATAAGCGGGAAGCTCGGATGTGTTTGCGTTACCAAGCCACGCGATTGCAATTGAGTTGTCGATGTACTCGTTAAAATCACGGAATGAAAGATAACTTTGCGCCGCGGTAACTTGATTGAATTTCAATTCAAGCGAATCAGATGAAATAAAGAAATTTTCTTTTATAAGATTAGCCGCTGCATTCTCGGCTGCCGCTTCATCTTCCGGCGTTCCGCCTTTGTTCACGATCTGTAAAAGTCCTTTCAACTTGCGCAGGAAGTTTGCATTTTCAATGAGCATGTCCATTCGTAAAATTTCAAGCGGCATAATCGTTCTCAATAATCCGCCGCGGTGTGGATACTCTACAACATCAAAAATGTAATCGTTTGTTATGTTCATGTCGATAGTGTCGTAACCGTTGCCTTTCTTACGATCGCCGTTCTTATCTTCTTTATATAAATATACGGACGGGAAATCATAATCATATTCGTCCGGAGCGAAAACTTTTTCGACAGTTGTTTTATTCCCTTCCGGAGTAGCAACTACTTTCAATTTAGCGAACATGGAACCGAACGCCACTGCTTTGAGTTGTACTTCGAGAATAGAAAGGATTGCATCGGTTAATCTTATTTTCGCTTCCTCGGCTTTATCCTGCGTTGATTTATCTTTTGCAGTGATTAAAAAATCAAAGGAAGCAAGCGCTGATTTGCGTACCGAATAATGTCCAAATACTTTTGCATTAAGAGAGAAGATTCTTTTAAGCGATTGGAATAAACTTGTTGTATCTCTTGCCGGGAATTTTGCTACATCGGTTGCATTTGCATTTTTAACAAATTCGTTTAGCTTAGGATAAAACGTTGCCATAAATTCTCCAGGGAATTATAATTGATAATAATCTTTGATAACTTTTACCGGCTGCTGTTTTTGCCGGATTAATTTTCGCTCGTGAATAAATTCGAAAGCGCAAATCATAGAATCCGGAGCGTCATCATCATTGCCTTCTTTTTTTACTCCGCTAAATGAGAAAAATTGTACAAGGAATCTTTCGCCATCAACAGTTTTAGAAAATCCCGGCGCAAACTTTACTTTACCCTCGGCATACGCCGATTGAAAATTTTTAGCAAGATCGTTCACTTTATATTTTTTGTATTCAACATGCGGGAACGGCTGGCTTGTTATCTTGCAAAAATTTCTTATGTGCTGTGTCCAGGTACTTTCTTGTGTAACGTTGCCGTCGAACGCGAGACCAGCAATACAACTGCGCTTTGCCTCGGTAGTTACATATTCCTTCAAAGTAAAAATTGAAGCGAGTAGTTTATTAGAATCCGCGAAGCTCCGGCATACCGCCATAGGTATATAATATTCGTTTGTTGAAGGCGAATACAAAAGTGCGGGGATTGCAGTTGTGTTACCCTTTCCTTTTTTAGATAAGTTTGGATCGCAATAAATTATTCCGCGTACATCATGCGGCAAAGAAACATATTCGTCATAATCCGAGCGTTTGAAAAAATCACCTTCGGGCGGAGTTGGATTTTGTTGAAAGCCGGTTTGCCAGTCGCTTTCATCTTTGGGCTTCAACATTTTTTTTAATGCCGCTTCGGTAGTTGCTTTGAATCTTTTAAACCACAGCGCGCCTTTCGGCTGTAGTTTTGTTTTAATGTTGGACCAAGCTTTATAAGCATAAACGTGCCAATGTTCCGGCAGTAAATTATTTTCATGCTCGTAACGTATTTGATGTATGCACGATGCCGGATTAAAATCGTTTGCAAGAATTAAGAACACACCGCTGTTGCCTAACGAGTGATAAGCTTCTTGAATCTTTTGCATCCTTAACTGAACAGCGCCGGATGTAAAAGATGATTCAAGAGTTTCAATGTCATCACCTAACAAAAATTCCGGGCGTCCAAAAAGTTCGGTAAAACCTTTAACCGATCTGCCTTCGCTGAATGCAGCGCAAACACGTAACGGACGCTGTTGCCCGTCCAACATTTTTATTCTAATAGCATCCGCATTGGCTGTAACAAATTCAAATTTGTAATCGTAACGCAGCCGAACATTTTCTTTCATTAATAAATAAATGTTCAACAATAACCACGATGCTTTAAGAATAATTTCTGAGTAAACACCGGATACATGAATTTTTCCCGTAACCAACAACCATATCAAAAGTTTTTTGCCTTCGATAGTTTTACCATGTCCGCGCGGACCTATGAATATATGGATACCAGCTTTACGGCAGACGTCAACAATTTTTTCAAGCATAACATTCGGTTCGCCGTAATCTTCGTATAGTTCAGGCGGGAAGTACGTCTTATCAAAATACCAATAATCATTATCGCTTCGTTCGCGGCGCTTTGCGCTTGCTTCTTTTGTTGCATCTTTGCCGGAAAAATTTGTGAGATTAATGCCGAGCGATAATTTCTTAAGCTCGACTTCTTTCTCAAAATCTTTGAAGCTTAATTCTATGCGGCTAAATTGTTCCATACTCCTCGCGCAACTTTTGTAATTCTTCGTTGTATATCTTCACAACCATATCGTCGGAGGCATCCGGTTCGAAACGGCGTATAATGTTTGCAATCAACTGAGCATCTGCACGCTTAAGATGAGATTCAAGTTCAACTCTTTGTATGTGCATTCGTATGCGGGTTGTTTTGTAAAGAAGATCTATGCGGCTTTGCAATGCAAGCTTTTTATTTATCTCCATTTCAGCTAAACAGTAATTCAGTTGATACCGCATTACCTCGGCTTCATTAAGATCATCTGCCATCATCTCTGCAAGCTGCCTTCTGCCTTTCACAGTGGCTTTACCAAGATCGGCTTCGAGAGCAAACTTTTGTAAAGCATAACGCGCCGTGTGTGTAGGCACATCAAATTTCTTTTCAAGCTGCTCAAGTGTAATCTTCGGATGATTGCTTTTATAGATTGCAATTTTTTTTAACAGCTTCTCGTCGGTAAAGTCCCGCTTCTCAACGCCGGAATGTTCCGGGTGTTTATGCACGGCGTTGAATACTTGGCGCTCAGTAACTTTAAATAATTGTGCAATGGATTCGAGAGACGCGCCCGGATGTTTGCCTTTGTACTTCGCGATCTTAACCCTGTACTCATCATTAAGAAAACCTTTCCTATTACCTTTCATAACACACCTTTATGCAAAAATTTTTATTCAACAATTTTTTACATATTTCTCTAATTATTTGAGAAACGATAGAACCTTAAACCCGGCAAAACCGGTACTTTTTGGAAAAGAAAAACGCAATAGAAGCCCGTAGAGGGCTTAAAAAGCCATGAACCCGGTATTTTATAGGGTGCAAAACCCGGTAAACATTGTAAACTTTTTTATATAGAAACCGGGTTGAAAGTGTACAGCGAGTAAACAAAAACAGCCCGAAAGTGAACGCTAAGTAAACAGAAGTAAACAAAAACAGCCGAAAAGTGAACGTTAAGTAAACACTTAGTAAAGCTGTTTTGTTTGATCGGGCTCTAAAAAGACGGTTTTTGAATAAAACCTTGTAAAAAAAACCGCACAAAATCATTGTGCCTCCCAAAACGGAGCGTAATTCATCCATGTTTCCAGAGCGCTTGTTGCAAAGTCGGAATAGATCCCATCAAAATACATCGGTTGCTCGGCATCCGTATATGTAATTTCAGTAATGGCGTCGTTTATATTTTCTTGATGGGCATTTAGGAAATTTTGAAAACCCTCAGCGAAAAGTAGTTGCTCTACTTTTTCAATTAATTGCATTGATTTATTTGCAGCTTCGGTTTGATCTTTAGCGGATCCTATGCATGCAAAAAAAGTAACTTGCGCTCGCCGTAAAACCGGGTAGTTTTTATAATTTTTATTCTTTGGGCGCGAGGGTTCAACATAGATCCAAACGCATGGAGTGATCGAGGGAAACTCCCCGCGCTTGCCCGGCTCTATTTTAACATCGGGGAGATTTCCTTCAAGATATTCTTTACAAACTTTTGCAAGCGATGTAAATGTTAGCATAATTATTCCGTTGAATAAACTTCGTTATAAGAAACGACTTTTGAAGTGGAAGCATTCTGAGTATCCGTGTATCCTTCCTCAAGTATTTTAACAGCTTTGTCATAATGTTCGGAGATAAAATCCATTTGCTCTTTTGATTGCCCGCTTAATTGAGACTGCGAAAGATATTCGAGTATCCAAACGAACGGTTGTTTTAACCATGCAGCCGCTGCGGTGACGCCCGCTTTATTTTTTACGATCTCGGCAGCTTGAGGTTCGTAGATGTCGAACAATTTATTGCTATCATCCGTAAGCAACGTTTTGAACTGCTTGCCAAGCAAATCTTTCACATCGTTAATCGCGTACATCAATACTCCGTTTTTATTGCTGTGTAAAAATCAAAAAGCAGATAAAAAAAAGTCGGCTATATACGCATATACCCGACATTATTTTCTTGTGGTAAATAAGTTTCGCAAGACCTTAAATAAGGATTTGTAAACAAGGAGACTTTATGAAGATAAAAGAATTATTGAAGTTATTATTCCCGGATAAACATACAGACATTGATAAGCTTGAAGATGAAAAACCGGCAACTCCTCCGGCTACAACAACGCCACCGGCTGTATCAACCGAAACGAAATTACCCGCTGAAGTTTTTCAGTTAGTTGAATCAATGAAAGCGGAGAATCAAAAATTGTTGGATGCTCTTGCTGCTCAAACAAAAAAAGACGAGGACCGCGAAAAACTTCTGGCAGACCAGGCGAAGGCGGCGGCAAAAGCAAAGATTGATGCCGCCATTCAAAAAGCTAAAGATGAAAAAAGAATTCCTGCAAAAGATGAAGCAGCCGAAGCTCGTTACAGGAAATTAATGGAAGTCGATTTTGAAAACGGCGAAGCCGCACTTAATGCGCTCCCTAAAATTGCAGATTCAAATTCAACGCAATCATCAACAAAAACCAATGACGTCAAAACTACAACTACAGATACTCCTTTCAAGGTTGATCGCACTGCTTTGAAAGATGCAATTTCGGCACAGATGGAATCTTATAAAAATTAGGACGGTTAACCATGGCGAAAAAAGATGAATTGAAAAAAGAGCAAGATCAAGAGCAGGTACAAGAGCAGTTGGAAAAACAAGAAGTGGACAACGCTCAAGATCAAGAACAAAATACGTCGGAAGTTGATCAACAACCGCCCGAAGAAATATCAGAGAAGGTTTTCGATTTACAGTTTCAGATATATGATCAGTACGGCGGAAAGGATTCTATTCTTCCCATGATTGGAAAAGCAAAAACTCTTGATGAAGCTGTGCAGACTGCCGGGATAAAGCTGCAAAAGGTTATTCAAAAAGGTTGGACATTTAAATTTATCAAGGAGAAATAAAAAATGAAAATAAGTCAATTTCCCGGTGACGCAATCACCGCAACAGTTAGAAATGCAATGCTTGAAGTTAGCAACGTACTTCAGATTGCGGAATTTTATTCGATAGTCGGCAATGCCGATTATACACGTAAAGCAGCATCGGCAACCGGCGGGCAGTTTAGAGCATTGAATACAAATTACCCCGATAACCCCGTTGATCCATCGTTTGCGAATCCAACTCTTAAAATATTCGGCGATCAGGTTCAAGTTGACCGCGCACATGAAAGACGCGGAAGCGATGTTGCATCTGTGCGAGCCAGTGAGTTATTAACCTTCGCTAAAAATTGTGGTAAACAATTCCAGAATAATTTTATTAACGGCGATGCCGCGGTTGACGTTAAACAATTTAACGGCTTGAAAAAGATTATGCCCGGCGGTCAAAAAGTTCCAGCCGCTCAGAATGGTTTTTCTGTTCCTCTCGGAAATTCCGATGCAAACAAAACCGCACAACAGCAATTCATTGAGTTGGTTAACTCGATGATTGATCGTGTTGATGGCGGTGCTCAGGCGCTTTTGATGGATGGCAAAACACTCGACCGTTTAACTTCTATCGCACCGGTCACCTGGACGGTAAACGAATTCGGGACCAGAATCGCTTACTTCAATAACCTGCCTATCTTGGTTTCCGGTTATGATAAAGACGGTAACAGAATTCTATCGCATACAGAAGCAGTCGGCAATTCCGGAAATGTTTGCACATCAATTTATGGCTTCCGTTTTGGCGAAGCATCCGATCTTTCTTTTGCTACAAACGTTGGCGTTGAAGTTAAAGACCTCGGACTTGTCGGCGTTCATTATACGCATTCTGTTGATTTCGATCTCGACTTAGTTCTTTTGAACGATAAATCAGTTGCACGGCTGGAAGGAATTATAATTGTATAGCATGTCTTCTCCCGTATCGTGCCGTTGAGGCGTTCTGCTTTGCAGCGGGCAGGGCGCCTCATTAAAAATTTTTTCGAATTTAAGACGGAGTAAAACCATGAAGCTTTCAAAAATTATTCTAATTTCTATTTTCGTAATGTTTACTGCGCTGAATATATGCGCACAAACTGCAATTACCACAAACGGGGCTAGGGATCCCGGTACTTATTATACTACTTACACTTTTGCCGGGACGGTTGCACGAACGGATACATCGAACTTTGCAACATTCCAACTCGGCAATCACAACGCGATTATTGATTTGCAATATACGCTTACAAATGCTCACGACTCTGCGAGGATCTATATCGATCGACAAGAAAGTTATTTTAGCAATAAATGGACTGTGAAAAAAATCTTGTTGCGGCGGATTCGGTAGAAAATTCGCAGGCGAGTATAAGAGATACAATAACTTCATATGATGCAGGAATACGTTATCGAATCAGGGGACATTCTAAGAACGGAGTGTCAACCGGTTATACGATAAATGTAAAACTAAAGAATAATTAAAGTAGAAAAACATGTTTGATAAAAGTCAATTTAAAAGTTTAATAGAGGAAGTGCTAAAAGAATTTTCTCTCTACTCGGAAGCGGCGGTTAATCTTTTACTTGGTACTGCTGCGCAAGAAAGTCAATTCGGCACATATCTAAAGCAACTCGGCAATGGCCCGGCGCTCGGTATTTTTCAAATGGAACGTCCTACTTTTAATTGGCTTAAAAATGTTTACGAAAAAAAATATCCGATCGGAAATTTCGAAGAGCTTAAATACAATCTCAAACAAGCTATCTTATTGTGCCGACTGAGATATAAGGTTATGCCGGAACCATTACCAGCGCATGATGATTTACCAGGCATGGCTGTCTATTGGAAGAAATATTACAATACTCAACTTGGCGCCGGAACAATTGAAGAATTCAAAAAAAATTATAAAAAATTTGTAGGAGTATAAAATGTTACGATATTTGAAATTATTTCCATTCATAATGCTCGCAATGTTTGTATTAATTATTAACACAGTCATTGCACAATCCGATACGACTTCGACATTAATCCCAAATATCGAAGTACCCGAAGGATTCAATTGGTTTTATCTTGGATTTTTTATCCTCGGTATGTTGATCCATTATGTCTATAAAGTTTATAAAGTCCTCGGTTCGGTGAATTTATTAAAAGGATTGTTAAATAATTTTGTCGGTTGGTTCATCAATAAATTTCATCGGACATTGCTTGCAGGGTTTGTTGCTGCAATATTAGGATTAGTCGAATACTTGGGCCTCTCAATAAATTTTTCAACAATTACTTTTATAGGCGCCGTGGTAGCAATTGCTGCCGGTTATATCGGTGATCTTGCAAATGCCGGTGAAATAAAGTGACAGAAGATAATTTCGACATCCCCGCGAAGGGATTAGAAAAAATTCCGGAGAAGGTTTTTACTTCTCCGGATCATCTTGAACAAGTAAGCGAACCGGCAAAGCCGGAGGCGAACGTTGATTTAGACATTGAAGATTTAGTTCCGGTAGTTGAAAAGGAATTATCTAATTCGTTGAGCGAAACTTTGAAAAGCGGCTGGACGATCAAAAATGCAATCGGGATAGTTTTAACGCTGCTTACGTTTTTGTCTTTATTCATAATAGGTAAATGTTCATGAAAATATTATCCGTCTGGTCTTTTACTATTTCTGCCTGGCTGTTACAGCTTGTACATATTCAAGAAATTATTGCAATAGTAGCCGGGCTGCTTGCAAGCGGTTATACAGGATGGAGATGGTTAAGAGATCTTCGGGAAGAGAAAAAGAAGAATAAAAAATAGAGGTAAATAAAATGGAACGCACAGGGTTAAAACAAATAGTAATGTGCAACGCAGGGACAATGTTAACAACGCCTGTTAGCCCACTTGCAATAGGTCTGCGGAATGCGGCAACAATGGAGCGAACGCCGCATGCCGAAATTACGGATTACCGCGGGCGCAAACTGCGCAATATGACAAGCTTCAAAATAGATGCTGAAAGTTTGCAAGCCACGATGCAATTTTTAAAAGCATTGATCGGATGGACCAACTTAAACTGTGATTCGCAAATTATTACTCGCGAAGCAAACGAAGTCTATCAATTCGCTTCTGTGAATAAACTCGGTCTCGATTTCGAATATTTGGCGACACATGATAAAGTTTCGCTTAAAGCAATATTGGAAGGCGCGTTCCCTTATGCACAATCCCGGGATATTATTAATTCCGCTAAAACAAATACGGCAGTTTCATTTACAGGTATTACCGGCGAGGGAGCGGATTTCACAAAATATAATGCGCCTTACTTCACGACAATTGAAGCGCCGCAATCGACAGCTCTTTTTTCTTCGCTCTTACAGTTAAGCGAAATAAGTCTCTCAATCAAATCGAAGAATAAAAAATCTTTATACAATTCGTCGATGGTTGATTATGTAACTTTTGAAATCAAGGTTTCTTCCTACGACAGTGGTATAACGAAGCAACTTGAAATTATTGATAAGGATGTATCCCCGTCGATAAAAATTAAAAAACAGAATTCAACCTCCTCGTTATATGATATGTTCGACTTCGCAGCAGGAGTACTTACTTTACATGATGAGCATAAAAATACCGACGAAGAAAGAACGCTCCCGATCGTATTCAGCGGAGATGTTCCGGTTAACGATATTAGCTTTCTATTCGGCGCAAGCAACGGCGGAGACGCAGCAGATACTGTTGGTGCTAAAGGCGGAACAATGAAAATTGGTTATTGATTTATTCAATATAGCAGGAGAAAAAATGGAAATAAGAATATATAAAGACGGTTACCTGATTGATGTTCTAAAAGCTAAAGAAGAAATGTTCAAATATCCCGGACACGATTACAAACTTATTGATGATAAAGGCAAAGAAGAATTCGGAACTGTTCCGAAAAGTCCAGACGTAGCCGAAGAGATCGGAATAAACAAAGAAGAGGGAAACACAAAATGAAAAATATATTTCTCAGCTTTTGGCTGTTAGCCTTTAGCACATTGATGTTTGCACAGGTTGATTCGGTATCCATCAATAAAAAATATGATACCAAACAACAGCAGCTTAAACAGCAATACGATGCGCGAATACAAGAATTACTTACCAACGATCCCAAACTTAATCAACTGCGCGGGGCCTCGCAGCAAATAGAACTTGACAGAATAGAAGCGCTGACGGCGATTAAACCGGAAGACGTAAAAACCGAAGATGAAAAAAACAAAAACAAACAATGATCTTAGATTTTGACAAAGCACTGAATGTGCAACTGACTATTCGTCAAGGCGATAATTACGACCGAGCATTTCTTGTAAAGAAAAACGGCGAAGATTATGATTGGGACAATGTTGATGATCTCATATTCCAGGTTAAAAGTTCGAAACGAGTAGAGACTCCAACAATTGAATTAAAAAAATCAACAACCGATATTGAAATATCCACCGGGAGAATGATTTGGCATCTGCCTCTCGCAAAAACAAATGTAATTGCGGGAGATTATAAAAGTTTGGAACTACTGATTTTATTCACCAATACTAAACCCAAAACATGGATTGACGGAACTTGCAGAGTGTTAGAGCGAGGAATAAAACTTGGCTGATTCATCATTTGATATTGATTTAACTACAAACGAGGAAACGATTATCCTGGAAATTGCAACCGACGAACCTGAGACAATTGAAGTAATAAACGGAGACGTTAATATTTATGAAGGGATCGGGCGCAGTCATCTACACCAATTAAGCCGAAGTGATATTGATAATAAGTTTATTGAAGCTACATATCTGCAAGGTGTTGTATTCTCAACGGTGCAAGTTTGGATTGAAAGCTCAATGGCTAAGCTTTCATATCTCGACGATTATATATTTCAGAATAACCGCATAATTTGGGATGGATTAGGAGCAGAACAATTCATGAAACTTGGGCGCAAACTTAGAATTTATTATTGAGGTAAAAACATGACACAAATAACAGGAGATCTCCTTAAAAAGGATTCGCAAACACTTGAACACAATACAAGCGATGAATTACAGGTAAAAATAAAAAGCGGCGGAGGACTTAAAAAAACAGCGAGCGGAATTGAAGCCGACATTTCGGATTCTGAAACATCCTCAACAAAAATATGGTCGAGCGCAAAAACATCGTCGGCAATCGGCTCCGCTGTTGACTCGGCAATTGCGGATACGTTGGTTGGCATAGCCCGCAAAGGAGCTGTAATTAATTTTATAACACAAACTGCTTTAGATGCTCTTTCGCCGAATACGAATGATCGTTATGTTATCACAGACGGCGCGAATATAAATAAAATTGCACAATTCAACGGCGCAACATGGGATTATACTTCGCCGGTAGAAAACTGGCTGATCATAAATTCAAATGATGACTGTGATTATACATATGATCCTGATACGGCAGCAAATTTCAAATGGATTATCTCGGGTACAAAACAAGCCGCAAAACCGAAAACGGAAACATTCACGCTTGACGCCGCCGCGATTGCAGCAAAAAAGGTAACTCTTACCTGGACGCCGATTGCAGCGGGCAATGTAAAAGTTTTTCTCGTCGGCGGTATCATACAGCTTAACGTTGTTGATTATTCTATTACGGGCAAAGATGTAAGCTGGAATGGACTTGGACTCGAATCACTTTTAGCAGCAGGAAAAATATTAATCATAGATTATCCAACATACGAGTCATAAAAAATGTCTTTGATTGAATTTAATTTCATCGATAATCATGAAAATATAGAAATAAAAACACCGGGTTTAATAAAAATATTTGCCGGTGATTCTATTCCAGCAGGTTATCTTGAATGCAACGGCGCCGAGGTATTAATAGATACTTATCCGGATCTTTATGATGCGATAGGAAATAGTTTCTGCCCGCCGCCATATAGAGAATCCGGTGAAGCTTCGGTTGCAGTAAAAAGCGGAGGCAATACCGGAGACGGAGCTTTAACAATGAACGAAGACTCGCCGCTTGATAATACAACTCCAGCGGGAACATACACGGTAAGATGCTCATATATTGATGCCAGTGATATGGACAAAGCCGAGTTCGAATTAAAGGATCCTGAGAACAACCTTCTTGCGACGATAAAAATTGATGAAGGTTATTGGGGACTATTAAGATTTACGATTACCAATGATACAACTGCATTTGCAATTGGCGACGGCTGGGATATAGAAGTTACTGCCGGAGAAATTATAACTCCATCTTGTACGGAGGGTTATTTTAGACTTCCTTCTTTAGGAAAATCGTCGCGAGTAACATCGCTTAGCCCTTTCAGTGAAACTATTATTTATAGAAACATTATAAAAACTTGATAAATAAAGAGGCTAAAATGGCTGCTGAACAAAGAACCTACATCATCAACAACACAGAATACCATCTTAAAGAAAAATACACACTTAAGGATTGGGGCCGGATTATCCAATGCGTTGAAACTTTAGATAAAGATAATATTGAAAAATCAATGATCATCCTTCTTGCAGAAGATAAACTCGGCGATTTGCTGAATTTGATTTTAGATAAGCCGATAAGCGGAGATTTGTACGAGGAAGATTTCGACACGGTCAATAAGGTAACCAAGGATTTTTTTTCGAGAAAAAATCCTTTGACGGGAAATACAACAAAATCCTCGTAGAATTAAACGCGGAGTTGATTGACTGTTCGAGGCGGATAAAAAGTTTATCCGAACTTAGTGTTACTTTCTACAAAAACAAATTACAGCAAACCGAGAACGAAATAATTATTCAAGAGCTTTGCGATAACGATTTAACAAAAAAATCTTTAATTGAAAATTGTGATCGGGACGATGCTTACCATTGGTTATATGAAAAACGAATTGACAGATTGAACGAACTGCTTATTAAAATTGCACAGCTTGAAAAGTGGCAAAAAAAATAAACCATGAACAAAATCGAATTAGAAATAGTAATTAAGGACCAGAACGGCAATGCCACCCTCGTTCTTACAAAGCAGAATGTCAAGGAATTATATAATGCTTTCAAGATTGGCAAAGAGGAAGCGAGCCAGATGGCTAATTCGGTCTCGCAAGGTTTCACACAAGCTCGCGATATAATCCAGGGATTCAAAGAAACTTACAACGTTATTGTCGATGCATTCAGTAAACCAATCTCGGTTTTTGTAGATGATGAACAGGCGCAAGTTTCTTTCGAAGTGTTATTAGGCAATGCAGAGAAAGCAAAATCAATGCTTGCTGATCTGAAAGATTACGGCGCAAAAACTCCTCTTGAATTTACAGACCTGCGTGAGAACGCAAAAACACTTCTTAACTTTAACATAGCCGGTAAAGACATAATGCCAACATTAAAGATGCTCGGCGATGTTAGCGGCGGCGATGCGGAAAAACTTAGATCGTTAACTCTTGCCTATGCACAGGTTCAAAGCACGGGCCGGTTAATGGGACAGGATTTATTGCAGTTGATCAACGCGGGGTTTAATCCGCTCCAGGTTATTTCCGAAAAAACCGGCAAGTCGATCGGCGCGTTAAAAAAAGAAATGGAAGCAGGCGCCATTTCTTCCGATATGATAACCGAAGCATTCAAAGACGTAACGAGCGAAGGCGGAAGATTTTATCAGATGCTTGAAAAGCAGTCCGAAAAACTCGGCGGGAAAATTTCCAACTTCGGCGATATGATTACGAGCGTACGCAAAGAGACCGGCGACTTGATCGGACGCGCATTGTCACCGCTGTTGGATTTGATAAGCGGCATAATGGGCAAGATAAATGAAATATCCCCGAGTTTAACCGGGCTAATTGGTCTTGTTGCAACTCTTACAACTGTGATGGTAACTTTGAATGTTACAGGTGTAGGGGCAATAATAAAAAATATTGTTACCGGATTTATTCCGGCTTTAACGGCTCTAAAAACAAGCTTGCTTACGTTGCAGCTTACGCTTGGCCCGGCGGGATGGCTGGCGCTTGGACTTACTGCTATTGCGGGGTTGTGGTTATTGATTGCAAAAAATACGGAGGAAGCGGCACGCGCAAAATTAGATTACTCCACTGCAACTGTTGAGCAGATGCAGGCTGAGAAGAAAACACTTGCCGAAGAAATTTTCCGTTTGGAAAAATCTAATGAATCAATGAAAGATTCTGGGCCAATGACAGCCGAACATGATTTATTCAAGAAAAATAAAATCAAGATACAACAAATGTGGAGTGAAATAGACAGCTTAAGTGCGCAGATTACATCACGTAATAATCCCGGAAAAAAAACACCCGAGAAAACAGACGATGAATTAAAGAAAGAATTTGATCTTGCATTCAAGAAGCTTGAGATAGAACAGAGCCACGCGCGCAACATGCTGCAAATCGAAACCGATAATGAATTCCAATTATTAACATTGCAAAAAGAACAGCTCGAAAAGAAGAAACAACTCTATCAAAAATACGGACAGGATGTAACAGAGGTTAATTATAAAATCCAGGAAACCCAGGCGGAATTAGAAAATAAACTTGAGAAGTCCGTAAAGCCCAGGGAAGTTGAAAAAGGTAAAATAGATCCAAGAATAGAGATGCATGCACTTGGCGAAGAAACGATGACAGAACTAACAAGAAAGCATACAGAGCAAAGAGCAAAATTAACCGAGGACTTAACAAATTTTGAAATATGGCTATTCGATGAAAAAGCAACAGCTCAAATGCAAGCTCAATCCGACGTTCTCAATTATCTCGCTGCGAGCTATAATCAATACACAGTAATGGCAAAAGCAGCGGCTGTGTTCGAAGCATTATTAAAAGCAAAGCAGGCATTTCTTACAGCTCTCGCAGCATTCCCCCCGCCGTTTGGAGAACTTGCAGCGATTGGTGTCGCAATAGTTGCAGCAAAACAAGTAAATGATATTATTGCCGCAGAACCGCCAAAGATGAAAGGTTTTAAAGACGGCGGCGCAATTGTAGGCGAAGATGGTTTGGAGATTATTTCCCCGGCGAAAGAATATGCCGAGGGATTTGCCCAGGTTGCGGCGATGACGAAATTTGCAATTGAAGCAAAGATGGCCGAACAGACTTTTCAATCTGTTAATCTCGATAAATATTTTTCCGCGCAATTCGAGAAAATAGATCAGTGGCAGAGCGAATTTGTTTTTCGATTTGAAAGCGGCGAGTTTGTTTCCGGTTCGAATAAATTACAAGCGCAATATAACCGTCTGAAGTTTTAACATGGGCACGTTAACAATAAATCTTTCCGATAATCCGATTGCATTTGAGCAGCCGGGCGATACAATCACATTCAAGCTTATAAACAGCTTCTCTGTTTATTCCGGCACTGAAGAGCATACATTAATAGATTTCGGCAGCTTTGAGCTTGGCAGTGATGATGAAGACGAAAGTGTTTTTTTCCCTGGTAATATTGACGTTAGTTTTAAACTTGACGCTGACGTTTTTAAATTCGAAAATATTGTACGTGAATTAAAAACAAAAACAGTCATCGCTCAAATATTTATTAATTCTTCAAAAGTATATAGCGGTTATGTTTCCAACGAAGATGTAACCGGTATGAAAAATACACAGCTTATTAAATTGAAAATTATCGACCAATTTAAGCGGCTCGAATCTTATGCTTCATCGAATGATGCACTCGTGCCAAATTTATACAGCGATCCTCTTGAATATAAAAACATCTTTGATTTAATAAGAGGATTGTTAACAAACGGAGCGGTTTATGCAGATCCATATATTAGCACGATAGTAAATTTACACACGCTCGAAGTTCAGATTGAAAGCGGTTGGTATCCTTTTGCAACTTTCGCAACAAGAATATTCCGTTACTTCAATAAAAATATTTTTGAAGATTGTTTACAGATTCTTAAAGCGCTGATTTATAATTACGGTTGTATTGGCGTAATCGGCTTTGATTGTAAATTTTATATTTATCCGCGAAAATATTACGACGGCGCCGCAAGTTTTGAGTTGAATCAAACAAATTTAATGTCGGAACCGGAATTAACAACTATCCCGAAGAAAGACAGCTTGATGATGGATGTTTATCGTTTTTATCAAGTTGCCGGTTCAAGCCCGGCGTCTTATGTTCCCGCAGAGCCGGAAAAATATGTCGGCTTTAAGAGCGATTTATCCGACGATGATAATACAGAAAAAATACAAATGGTTGATGTCGGCGGTGTTTTACCTTCAGGTTTATATACAGAAGGACAATCATTGTATCTCGGAACGCCTCAAGATTATACTCCGATTTTATATAGAATTAAAAAGCCGGATGGAACTTATTTTGAATCGACAAAACTGTATGAATTAGTATCGGAATATATTTGGAGCGCCATCGGCGAGGATAGAAAAAATTATTCGGTTGATGTTAAGGGCAGCTTCAGAGATATACACTTTGGACAGTTTTATTATTTTGCAGATAACCCTACGCAATTTTACCGGCTTAGAAAAGCAGCTTATAATCTAAAGACAAAAACTGCAACGCTTGATTTAATTGACGCAACAAACATTGAAATAAACCCAAGCCTGGAAGTACAAATAAATCATTTAATAGATGCGCCCACAGCAACGTTGGAAAATGATCTGTTCACTATTTCTATCGAAAGCATTTGGCGGTTGCGATCGGATGAAAAAGTTTATGCGGTATTTGACAATTTTTTTGCAACATCTCCGAGCACATTAACTTTATACAACGGCACATCAATAACAATCCCGATCGACCAGCGAGATAAAGTTGCAAAATCGGTAAAGAATTATATCGTTTACTTAGCTGTTGCTAAAAACGGGAATGCGCCGCAATATTCTTATCCAAACGCTGATGATAACCAGGCAGATTGGTATCTAATTGATCATTACCCAGATTCTAATCATTACGATCCGGAATACCAGTATAAATTTTTATTACCGGATCTAAGTGTAATTCACAAAAAATTTTGGCTTTGGATGGGAGTACAACTAAAAAACGCGCCGGTGATTTTTGGAATACGTCGACATCCTAAATTAGGATGGAGTCATGGAGAAGAAAAATGAGTTTGATCGGCCCATTTATAAACAGCGGTAATGTTTATGTTTTTGAAGAGCTGGCCGTACCGTGTGAAATTGATCTTGGCTCTATACCGCGGATGCAATTCTTTGAAGAGTTAAAATGTATCGTTGAAACCCCGGCGCCCCTTGGGACAACATTCAAGGTAATAGATCAAAACGACACAGAGATTACAAAGATTACAAAAAAAATATTTCCCGATCGGCAAGGTATTTTTTCAGCTACAAATATTCTCACGACGGATGCCAATACAGAAGTTTCATTACGCGGAATATTTGAAGGCCCGGCGGGCACAGTAAGTTTATTCTTTATTAAAAAACTTTGGAGGAAAGCAAATGAATAGGAATGTTTTATTCAAATCTGTAATGCTCTTTTTTATAATGAGCATTTTGTCTTTATCAAATATTTCGGCTCAATCAACAAACACAATTGATGCCGACGGGACAACTGCCGATCAATTTTATATAGGGAATGATTCAACGGCTAAAGCTGCTGTCGGTATTCCGCAATATGAAGCCCCGACAAAAAACTGGACGATCGGAGATAAACTTATTTCCGGATCACAATCATTCGCAAGCGGATGGACAGGTGCGGGCTGGCAGCTCGGATATGACGATTCCTCCGGTTACACGCTTGAATTAGATAATTTAATTCTACGCCACGGTTTGACAGTAAACGAGCTGATTGTAAATAAAATAAATGCTCAAACGGGGAATGTGTTTTTCTCTTCAACGGGACGGGTAAAAGGCGCTTTCGGAAATTTTGTCTTTGTTGAAAACCCGGATAGCGATGGAACCAGTCCTTTTGATGTTGACGATATAATAATGACACAAGTATTTAATATGAGCGGAAGTACAATCATTCGAGATGCAAAGGCACGGGTTATAACAAAAACGTTTGCTGCCAATATGATCCGCCTATATGTAAATTATTATACAAGCGATGTTTTTCAACCAGGCGATGTTATTGTTAGAATAGGGAACACCTCAAATACTGCAAGACAGAATTCAATTTACTTCGCAACTTCGGGTTCCAATACTCCATATATGGATATGATTTCTGGCGTTGCTTCAGTAAGCGATTTTACATCATTTAACAAAGTTATTGTACGAGTTGGTAATCTCACTGGAATAAATGATCCCGATTTGGGTTCACTTAGCGGCGATGGCGTATATATAAATAATGCATATATAAAAGGTCATTTGATAGCAACAAATCCGGAAGATTTTATCCAAATTGTTTATTGGGATGATATTAATAATAAACCTACATATACTAATTCGCCTACGGGTTCGGGACTTTATCTTAGCGGTTCTAATTTTGGTTTTTATAATGCTACTCAATTCCCGTCGGATCCATGGCGCACTTACATGGATAACCAGGGACGTCTTTATTTAAAAGGAAATTCCAGCAATACACTAACATGGGATGGCTCTGCGCTTAATATCAATGCAACCTTTGCAGGCAATGGGAATGCACTAACTATTTCAGCTAACTCAACAATAACAGGTATCAATAGCACTCTTTCAACACATACAACTCAAATAAGTCAGAATACAAACGCAATTACTTTCAAAGCCGATCAGGTTGATTTGGACGAGGCATTTGATACTTTATCAGTTCATAATTCCAGGATATTACAAAACGCACAGAGTATAACAACAAAAGTATCAGAAACTTCTTTTAATACTTTATCCGGAACAGTATCAACTCACACTTCGCAGATTACACAAATGGCAACAGATATTTCGTTACGACTTTTGGAGAGTGATTTCAGCGGCTACAATATAATTTCCGAGATTAATTTAACAACATCCGGCGCAAGGATTGCCGGTAAAACAATCACCCTTGATGGGGATGTGAATGTTACAGGGACCTTCAGTGTCAACGGGCAATTAATTACACCAGGAAGTATCACATACGATAAATTAAGCGTGGCCAATCTTAGCGCTATAAGCGCGACCCTCGGAAGCGCTATTGTCGGCACATCTTCAACGGTGGGATATTTGCAATCATATGATTATGTAAGTGGCTCAACAGGATGGAAGATCGCAAAAGGATTGGCTGAGTTCAACGGCGCGACGTTAAAGGGTTCGACGATTACAAGCGGGACAATCCAAACCGCTGCAAGCGGACAGAGAATAACTATAAATGAAAGTGGGTATGCTAACACATTGCGGTTCTATGATGGCAGCAATAATTTAGCAGGGGGTATTTCCGCTTCTACATCAGGCGGTTATCCCATCTTGAATTTTACGGCTTATGATGTAAGATTCGCAGCGGCTTATGTAAGAAATAGTGGAGATATTATTTCAAGTCAAGTTGTGAGTGCCCTTGGAGGTTTTGAGGGTGGCTCAGCAGATCAATTCGTTGTAAATTCATCTGGACAACTTGTTTGCGTAAATAATATGTTGGCAACATCAGGATATGCTTTAGTTGGAGACGGAACGAGTTTTACACCTATTGATTTACTTGGTGGTACTTTATCATGGACAGGCGCTCATACATGGACTAAAAGTGTTTCAGGTAGTTATTATAATATTGTCTCAAATACCGAGACAAGTAATGCCTCAGCTTTGTCGGGTTTTTATGCGAAGGCAAATCAATCAAGTTCCCAAGCCGGGGTTGCTATGCAGGCATTCGCTAGTCAATATTCTGACGCAACGCTTGCGGGTTTCGGGCGAATAGCTACCGATGGATCGCTGAACGGCTTGGTATTAGGTGTTGGGACGAGCGATATAATAAGTTTTAGAATAAACAATGTTGAAAAAGCGAAGGTGAATTCGAGTGGTATCGATGCTGTTGCTTATTATGATAACGGAACTTTGAAGTATTTATCATCCGGCTGGGGCGCAAAATCCGCAGCTATTGGAACGACTTCTACGGGGACAGTCCTATATTCGAGAAGTAAATCCATAAACGGGGTAACGGTAAACGTAGTTACGCTTGATTGATATTGGCATTTTGACATATATTTTTACTCAAATAATGCGAGAATGGTTTCTCAAATAATTTGCGCACAAAATATATTTGATCGAAATATTTTTCTTTTCGGCTGTCGGCTTTATCGATTCAATGGTTTTCAGTATCAATTCATGCGAATAAATTTCCTTTTGTTCGAACGAATAATTTCCCCGCTGCATTTGAG